TTGTAGTTTGCACATATATAAACAATGGCCTGGTTGTTGCCTAGTGGCTCAATCTCTCCAGACCATTGTGTAATTTTTAATTCGCCTTTTTTAAGAGCCGCGCCACTCCAGGGACATACAGGTTTAATGTGTTGGAAATATTCTTCCCAATTAACCTCTTGACTTCTTACCACGACTCTTTTTACCTCTAGAGCCCTCAGTTGTCTTTTTATCTTTGCCACGTGCTGTCATTTTTTCGTTCAATGCTGCCCAAAGCTGTTCTTTGATACTTGTTTCTAGTGCCATAGGATTGTCACCGTCTTGAGTTGCAGGATATGCTTTTTTCTTTTTATGGATGCCACCTGACTGATACATTGTGTCATCATCTTTATATTCTTCGTCTGGTGAATTGTCCCAGCCATCTTCTTCTACATCTTCTTCAGGCATTGGACCTTTAAGTCCTGCTAATTTTTTCATGTCTCCTATGCCGCCTTCGTCGCTACCGCACGGTGATTCATCTGGCATATCATGATCGTGATCCATAGGACCAACTTCCATATCGTCATTACCATCTCTATCTAAGTCTATTCCTGCACCACCGGGTATTGCTTTTACTGGCATATCCATTGGCATATCAATTGCTCCTACTGGAGCTGCATTTGGCATACCTGCATTTTTCAGTATTTTTAATAATTCGCCTACTTCACCTGCATTGTCTCCGCTCATTGATATATTCATTGATGCTGATTCGTTTATTGCTTTTTTCATTCCGTAGTCCTTACTTTGTGTTATTGCTGATTTTACAGTTCCAGCACTTTTAGCTGTAGCATTAGTTGTGGGTCTCGGCGGTGGTGCTGTTGGAGTGGTGGTAGGAGGTGTAGTAGGATTCTGTTCAGGGTTTCCTGTTGGATTTGCAAGTTTGTTAGGATCGGCACCTGCTTTTGCTTTTGGATCTTCTTTGCCTGCACCTACTCCATAAGTCTTACCATCATACTTGTAAGTTCCGCTAGTAAGTCCTTTTGGTTCTTTCACCACTTCAATCTTAATACCTTTAGCCGCAAAACCATCTACCACTTTTTGTAGTTCAGCTCCACTAAAGTCATCCAATACTGTTGGTATTAGTTCCGGATTTTTAGTTAACATTTTATCGAAACTAGCTTTGTCAGCTATTTCTGCTACTGCGGCATATACAGCTTCTTCGTCTGTGCCCATACCTTTTACTGCTTTAAGTAATTTACCTGCAATAGCGTCTTGTGCAGCTGCGTTTGCTTCACCTGCTCCTGATACTAGTTTGTTGTATTCTGCTCTAAGTTTAGATAGTTCTGTAAACTTTGCTTGCATTTCAGGATCTAAACTTGCTTGGTATTCTGGATCATCAATCTTAGCTTGTAGTTGACCTACTATGCCTTTTAGTGTTTCTTCATCTTCAGGTGATAATTTTTCATCTAATCTTTGTAGTGTTTCTAGCATGTTACGCATACTAAAGTCTATACTTTGATTTTGCTGTCCTCCTGGAGGATTTGCAAACTTAGGATCTGTTGCGCCAACTCTTCCTGCAGCTTGTCCCGCTGCCATTGCATCGTTACCGCCTGCTTGTGCTTTTGGTGCCTCGCCGCTACCAAATGCAGCAATTCCTTTTTTAAGCAGTTCAATTGCACTGTCTAAGTCTTTTGTTAAATCAGTATCTGCAATACCACCTTTGCCAGTTGGATCTTTACTAAACTTAACTAGCTCTGCTGCTGTATCTGCACCCGGGTCACCATCTACTGTGATGCCTGCAAGTTCTTGTGCTTTTTTAACTGCTGCAACACTAGCTGGACCATATAGTCCATCTGCATCAATATCCATATCTGTGTTGCCAGTGATACTAGCAATCTGTTTCATTATCTGTTGTACCGCAGCTGCTGAAGCGGATTTCTTCTTACCGTTTTCGGTTGCTTTTAACAATCCTTTTGCTTGAGCCTGTGCTAATTCTTTAGGCATTTCGTTAGTAATCCAAAGTCCAGGATCTTTAATAGCTGCCGCAATAGCACTGTCACTATCAGTATCAATTTGAACTTCGCCGTCACCTTCTTGGCCTGGTTCATCTATACCTTGTGTAGACTTTGTTTGAAATTCTTTATATTGGTTTAGTGCTGCTTCTATTTGTTGCTTTATAGACTCGTCTGCAATATTTGGAAGTTCTGTTTCTAATTCTTTTATTAAACCTTGTAATTCAGTTGTTTCTTGTGCTGAAATTTCTTCTAATAATTGATCTGCATAACTACGTGGTGCCCAACTTTCTTCAGCTGGTGCTTGTTCTATTGCTTTGGCAAGTAGTTCTTGTACACGTTTTAATTTTTGTGCAACTGCACCTGCGGCTCCGCCTTCACCGTCCATAGCTTTTGGATCTTCGCCTGTTTGGTCATTAACTGCTTGTTGGAATTTTTCTTTATCAGGGTCGCCTTCTTTTTTACCATCAGCAACTTTTTGCATTTTATCTACAATAGGTTGAGGTAATAATTTTAACTTTGCTAAGTCCTGAGACTGCCCTAAACTAGCACTCCTTGCTCCAGACGGTTGTCCATCTTTTAGAAATATAAAGCCGCTACCGTCAGCACGATACATACCTTCAAGGCCTAGTGTTTTAGCAGCATATGCAAGTACATATCTAGCATTACTGTCACTACCTGCTTCTTGCTCCATCTTTGCTACGTCATCTAATGACATTCCTGACTTTGCATATTTTGCTACAATAGCATCTAACTCTTTGTTTCCACCTGCTTGTGGAGCTGCTGTGCTTGCATCAAACTTTTCATATGCGTTACTACTATCGATAAATTTTTGTGCATCTTCTTCTGCAGCATGTAAATCAAATGTATTTCCATCTGAGTCTTTAATTTTTGTTACAGGTAAACTTTTGTCTACATTAAAGTTTACTAAACCACCAGTACTGCTTAATCCACGAGCAGGTGCTTCTGTTAAAATATCTAAGTATGATCGCATATCCATGTTATTAACTTCCTATAGTGCTTTTTGTGTTTTCATCTGCACTAATGTCTTTTGACTCTCCTGGAGTTATACCTTCAACAGGGTCAATAGCTCTTTCTTTACGTGCAACTTCTAATTCTTTTAGTAGGTCCATTGTTCTATTATTAGCAACTTGATCTTGTGCGCTTTCGCCACCCATATCTTCTGTGTTTAATAAAGGTTCATATGGTTTTTTGTCATCCGCCACTTCCATTTGTTGTGCTTCTACAGGATCACCTTCACCGCGTACAATAAGATTTGCATGAGCTGTGTTTGTTTCGTTAACAAGATACTGTTCTAATACATATGCAGTTACTGGATAATTTACTTCGATATCATAATGTGTAACTTCACAATTTGCTAATTGTGGGAAATCTAAAGGTTTTTCAGTAATTGGTGTTTTCTTTCCTGTGCTAATCGAAACAACTTCAAACTTTGTCATTGCTTGATCCAGCTTATCGGCAAAGTTTTCTGGCAATTCTCCAGCTACCCTTAGTTTAAATTTATAAGTCTTTTTAGACTCTGTTAGATATTCTTTAAATAATTTCATTGGCGCTATCCTACTATAATGTTATTTATCCATATTCTTTAGTTTTTCAAGCAAACTATTGCGATCTGTTACTACATAACCTTGTCCAGATATAACATCACCTTCAATGCCGTTGCTATCTTTGTCTTGTTTTTCTTTTTTAAGTTGTAGTTCAATCATTTTTAGTTTTTTATCTAGCTTTGCTGTTTTTGCATCTAAACTAGTTTTTAACATATTGCCTGCAACTTCAAATACTCTTCCGCTGTACCTGCTTTCGACATTCATACCTAGGTCCATCAAGTCGTCATAAGCAGTCATTGCCTTGTCAGCAACCTCATTTAATTCTTTGTCTGCTAATTCACCTAATCCTTTTACAGCAGGTAATGCACTGGCAATTTTATCAAGCTCAGATATATCACGTGCAGTATCGTATTGCTCTACGATAGCGGCTTGTGCTTTTTCATTATTCTTTGATTCTTGGATAATTTCTTTTGAATCAGGTAAATTTAAAAGTTCTTCAAGTTTTTTAGTCATTTATAATCTCACATTAACTACTAATATTTATGCTATCTAGTGCCTTGGTGGAAAATATCTGTTTCATTTACTACCCTAAATATCATACCCTGTTGTTTACAATACGAATTTGCAGCCGACCATTTTGCCTGATTTAGTATGTAACTAGCTTGGTTAGCTCTACTATTACCTAGTTTATTTCTATGTGTTTGATTTGCCGGCTTGACTTCTATTAATTCTACACGCTGTTTACCTGTTTTATCTACATATGCAACAAAAAAATCAGGAACATATATAGTATGCTTACCAGTAAAAGGATTTTTATAGGGTATTCTTATCGCTTCACTTGCCCATTGTGCAACATTAGGATGTTCATCGCAAAATCGCATAAATGCAAATTCCCAACTACTTCGGTAAGTTGGTGTTTTTCTTCCTACATATTTGTTTGGATTTTTAAGGGCAAATTTGCCTTGTGCAAATCGAGCCATAGCTTTACACCACTATATTGCGTTTTTCGATTTTATCTACAGTTTGCGGACGTTTAAAACCTACACTTGTTGACGAATCTCTATTATAATTAAGTACTTCCGCAACTACTGTACTCAATTGCACTTCATTTAAACCTTTAAGAGTATCTAAAAGTGTGAAAATATTTACACTATCTATTTTTGCTTGTTGTAAAAGAACAGTACCGGTACTTTGTGCAGCACCTTGATCAAAACCTCGTTTTAAGAAAAATCCTATTACAGCATCAACTTCGTTACTAGGAAAACTTAGTTTTTTTGTAAAATATTTGTCAAAAAATTCAGTTGTTTTTCCTTCTGAAGTTTTTGTCTTATTTGGTAGACTTGACATTATGTAGATCCTTTAAGTGCTTCTTTTGCCGAAGACGATAGTGCATTGTAAGCGGCTGTTGCTGCGTTCACTCCACCCGTACCACCATTATTTTGGAATGTTTTACTATTTGCAATTCTTGCGGCACTTTCTTTAGCAGCATCAGTATTATTTACTGCTTGTGTTAGTGCTTTTAATCCTGTTACGGCAGCAGTTGCTATTACTAAATCCTTTGCGCCTCCATTGCCTCCATTTTTTGGAAAAAATGTATTTGCAACACCTGAAACATCTGTACCAGCTGCCGCGCCAATTGCACCAGTAAGTAAACTAAATCCTTCAGCTCTAATACCATCAGTACTTAAATTACGTACATTAGCTACTAAATTAGCTGCTGCTAATCCTGCTTCTAACGGACTATTAAATCCACCGTCGTTAGTAATGAAATCATATAGACTAATACCTGCACCAATAGATCCGCCTAAACCTAAAGCACCACCACCTAGTAAACTTGCCGGGCTAGGAGTTGTGTCGTAGTGTGCTGGATCTGCAAAACCTTTTGGATTGTCGACGCCAACTTTTCCTCTATCGTACCAAACTGCTTCATACTGTACAGTCATATTATTTTGCATTGTGCCTGAGCCGTCTGCACTATCTACACTATCGTGTCCCCAATTAGTTATTGTAGGATTAACCAATGTAAATGTTGTGAATGTTTTTCTTGTAAGTTGACTGATCTGTATACTTTTAAAAAATGGTTCGTTTTGATTATTATCTAAGCCATATGCATACTTATTTCTTTCTTTGCCAGCATATGTATTATCACCTGCCGCTGTTTTAGTTACTTGTCTATTATATGCATCTGTTCTAGATCCATAATTACCATCTGCATAATAGTATCTATAGTATGCTTCCATCAAAGCACTAGTTACACCTAAATTATCATCATGGAAAGTAATATTGATAGGATCGTATGAAATACTAGTTTGTATATTTTTTATTCTATTGTACTTCTTTTTAGTTTCAACATTTGCTGTGTATTTGGGCAAATCCGCTGACTTTACTAAAAGTCCTATTTCTCTTGTATGTTTTTGTTTCAGTTCTGGTAAAATACTAGCTGGCTGATCGTTTATATCAAAATATACATGATAAAGAAACTTTGTCTTTGGTGCTAATCTAAAAGCATCAGTAACAAAAGTTTTACTTGCATGTCTAAAGTCTGCAAGGTTCCCTTTTGGACTCAATGCTCCACTAGCTACATTATCTAAAAATCCTGTGAACTTTCCCATACTAATATTTATCCATTCTATAAAGTGCGTATATAAAAGAAAAGGGGATACTAAAAAAGTACCCCCTAAGATTAGGAACTATTGTTTTTGTTATTAAGCGCCACCGCCGGTAACTAAAGTATTTATAGTTCTGCCAATAGCAGTACCAATACCTGTACCCTGTGGAGACTGCACAGCATTATCGTATTGTATATTTAATGCAATGCTAACTGGATCTGTTGAATTAGAATATGCTAACTGATTATAGTTTGCACTTTCAACATAACAGCCGTATAATTCAAATGTTTCTAGCACAGTTGGTGTGTTAGCACCGTTGCCACCGTCTAAGATCTCAATACGTGTTGTAAATTTATAATCTTGTCCAGATGCTGCACTTGACTGCTCGTAGAAATCAAACTGTTTCTGTAACTGTTCGCCTACTAGTTTTTGTACGTTATTGTTTACGTCTTCACGTAAGTTAAGTGTAATTGGATCCCATGTATGTTTACCAGCAAGGTAAACTCTTGAGTTGTAAATGTCAATGGTCATTTTTTCAAATGACACGTTTGGACGAGCTACGTCAATTACTTGTTTCGTTAGTTCTGTTGTTGGTGTTGATACTCCAAAGTTCTCCAAGCTCACTCTAAAGCGGTATTGTAGCTTTGGCATCAACAAACCTTGGTTACTAGCAGAGTCTCCGCTAGCTAAAGGTACTGTTATTTTTGATAGTGTTGATATTGCCATTTAATTTGCTCCTAATCTAAAAGTATTTATCATTTTTTACAATCCTGCAATTTCACCAGTATTCTTAAGTCTTAGCGGAATGTAAATAAACTCAACTGCTTTAACAGGTTCGATAGCAATATCTAAATGTAATTCATTTCTATCAATTCTGCTTGGTGTGTTATTTGACTCATCACATACAACTAAGAAGTCATAAAGTGCTCTTTGACCAACAAGTTCAAGCATTAGACTTTCAGCTGCACCTTTGATTTCGTCACGTGTAATTTTATCATTTGGTTCAAACAAGTACGGTTTAGCAAGTGTGTTAAGTTGACTACGTAAGTATATTACAAGTCTTGCAACGTTGATTCTATCTAAAGAACTTGCTGCTAGTTGTCTTGTTTTCTGTCCAAACGCTACTAAACCTGCACCTGTAATAAATGTTATAGGATTAACTGCATTTTGATACAGTGTATCTCTTTGACCTTCATTAAGTGCAATTGATTTAAATTCGCCTTCTGATGTAATAAACCCTGTTGAACTTGCGTTAGTTATTCCGCCACGTCTTGTACCTGCTGGAGCAAACCATGGAAACGATACTTGATCGCTTAATGCAATAGTTCTCATCATCATGTGCGAGGATGGAACAACAACATTGTTACCAAAGTTATCACTTGTAAATCCACTTGGATAGTAAACAGCCAAATATGGATCAGAAGTAACAAGTCCGTTGTCGTTATCTTCAACAGCTTTAGCAGTATTTGTTGCCCAATTGTTAATTGATGTAGCGTCACTTGTTAAACGGAATGGTGAATCACCAAGTACAAATGCTGTTAAGCCTCTGTCATAGTTTAATGATTTCATTTCACCAATTAGTTCTGGATAAGCAGGACATGCCATTAAGTTAAACAATCTTGATTCATCATCTCTAATATCTTGATTGCTATTTACTAGTGCCTGTAGTGCTTGTACAACAACCTTACGCTGTGCTTTACGTCCGAATGTACCTGAACCGTCTTGTTGGTTAGAACTTTCAGTGACCCAGCGATCTGCAAAATAACTTGCCATAGATTCGCCAGTACCGCTACCGTAACGTACATTGTTTCCTGCTGTATTAATATAATTTTTAACATATTTTTTAACATTAAACCCTGAACGTCTTAGATTCCATAACAACATACCTTTTGGATACAATGCTGGATCTGGACAGTCTGGATCTACATAATCTGTCGCTAATAAATCAGGTATTAATGCTGCAGTGCTTCCTGCTCCTGTATCAGAATATCTTGCATCTGCAAATAGTATTCCGTTTTCTGATGTTTGATCACCGCTGTCAACTAAGATCCATCTACTAGCAATAGGTAAATCTGTTCTATCTGCGTTGAACTTGTAAATTTTTGGATAATTTTCTAAGTCTGCTGTGCTAATCCAAATATCTCCGTTAACTAGTGCTGTCCCATCCGATTGTGTTAATGGTGTTGTTGCACCTACTATTGGTCCGTTTGCATCTGGAGTTTTAGTTGCATCTGCATTGTAAAACGGACTTGCATTTGAGCTTTGTCCTGAAGAACCATCATATAATAGTCCACACCATTCAGTGCCGTTATGTACTAAGATATCAACTTCGTCAACAATGCTATTGTACCAAAGTCTTCCGTTAGCAGTTGATCCTTTTACTTCTGTAGCACTTGATGTAAAGAATCCAGTACCTAAATCGTTTACTGGAGACCAAAGTGTTGCTTGGAATTGTTTTGGGCTAGTTGCACTAGTTGTTCCTGGAACATAAATTAAGTTAGGTGTTCCACTAGTTGGACTTACATATGGTGTAAATCCAGCAGCTAATAGTACGCCGTCTGTGTCAACAAAACGTATTTCTCCGCCTAGTGCATGACTAATTGTAACTCTGTTTTGTGCGTCAACTGCCGCTGTAACATTTTCAATATTAACACTATTAATTGACCCTGCTAGTACAGTTGCGTCTGAAGCTGCACCAGTATAGCTATATGTAACGGGTTTTGCAGTACTAAATGCTGCACTACCATTGTCTGTTGCACTAATTGTAAAACTTTGACTACCTGAAGGTATTGAACCAGCTACAATTTTACCACCTGTTATAGTTGTAGGTGCTATTCCTCTACGCTTTTGTAGTTTAATAGTTGCTAGTGGTTGTACATCTCCTGCTACATTTGTTTCTGCATAAACTGCGCCTGTAAGTAAAGCTGATCCACCTGTTGTAGGATCCAATTCGTACAAGGCTGTTTGGTTATCGCTATACAACGGAGTTGAAATAGTTTCCCAAAGTTTTGTTGCATTATTCCATTTTTTCAATATTAAACTTGCACCTAAGTTAGGTGTTGTAGTCTTTAACCAAACCGAACCAGTTGGGCGTGTATATGTATCTCCAGATTTCCATTCTGGTATGCTAGTGTGCTTACCAATTTGTAATGCTGGTGGATAATACGTTCCTACCGCAATACCTAGCTCGCCTAATCTAGTTGCATCGCCGGCAATAAGTACTGGACCGCCTAATGAACTATCATCTGCACCCGAACTTGTACCATCACTATAAATTTCTAATTTTAGATCTACTGAGGCTGCTGTAACTCCTGGAATACTTAAACCGTTTATTGTTGATGCTACATCAGTCACTGTATCTGAACTGTTTACAGTAACACTTGTACCGTTTATTGTTATAGCCGCTGTACCAGCAAACGATGGATTAGACGCTGTACCAACTATAGTAGGGCGGCTTTTTGTCCACGGATCACTTCCAACAAGTACCCAAGTACCAAATGAGTTTCTATAAAATATTCTAATTAGTGTTGTTGTTGCAACTACAGCATATGATCCAATTGAACCTACAGTAGCAGATGGAATTTCCCCAGCGTATCCATTTGTGACTAGTGATCCTGTATTTGATAAGTCTGTGCTACTTGTAATTACTACTGGCACTTTGTTTGTGAAAACTTGTCCTGAGTTTAAAACACTTGCGCCGTTCCATTCTTGAATTCCCCATAATGTATTTGCAGTATCTAACCAGTATGTGCCATCTGTTGGGTTTGCAGCTGGAGCCGTTGCACTTGCTTCTAATTCAGCTAGATCAACATCTGCTCTTACTACATATGCTCTGTTTGCTACACCTAAATATGAATAAGCTGCTTGTAAACCATATTCATTAAGTTCACCGCCGTGTATCATATTATTATTTGTATCTGATTTGAAAACTGGATCTCCGAATGTATCTGCTAAGTCTCTTTGACTTGTTAGTAGATACGGAACTCCTGCGTTTGCAACAGTTGTTCCTGGTGCTGTACCAGTGCCTGCTGCATTTTTTTTGTCTTGTGCCGTAGCAACGAAGATCATTGGTGTTGTACCTGGTTCAGCGGGGGTATAAAAACTTTCGTCTACTACGCTTACCTGTACTCCTGGGGATACTAGTGCCATGTTATTCTCCTATCGTGGACATTACTTGTTATTATTATTTAGCATATATTTTTAAAACCTAGCTGTTATATGCTATTAAAAAGGGGCCGAAAAGGTGAGGTAAATACAATATGCGTCCATTATGCAAATGTAAACAACGGCCTTGTGCTGTAAATTATAAAAAAGGCACTAAAACTTTTTATAGAAGCCTGTGCGAAAGATGTTTAAGAAATGGAGTTAATTACGGTGTACCTATGTGGAAACAAAGAGGATACGATAAAAAAGATTATTGCGAAAAGTGTGCATTTGAAAGTAATCACTCTGAACAATTTAATGTGTATCACATTGACGGAGATTTGAAAAATTGTAGACCTA